TAAAAGCTAGAAATCTGCTCACAAATTTATTACAGATGATTTTAAAAAATCCTCATAAAGAGGAGTTTGTAGATCATGCTTTTCTTTCTCAGATTACCGAAGTTAGTTCAAGCAAACAAAATGCAAGATTACTTGAGCAAATAAGCGACATTATTGATTTTACATATCGTTCACATATTAGATTTCAAGGAAAAACAAGAGCTTATGGATATGTAATAAAATTAACCGAAGATGGCTACGAAAGAGCTAAAAATCCATTAGCTTTTTATAGTGATTCAGATAGACAAAAATGTCCAGTAAGGTGGACAAAAATGTCCAGTCAGGTGGACAAAAATGTCCAGATATATAAAGAAAAAGAAAACCCTATAGAAGATATAAACTCTAGCATAGCTAGAGAGTTTATATCTGAAAAAGAAAAAATATATAAAAAAGAAAAACCCGAAAATGAGACGCACGCAACTTTTGCTCCTTGCAACCTTGCGGAGCAGGAGCAAGTTGCTTTAACTGCTAAGCAAGAAAAAGCAATAGAGCTGGATAGAAAACAACGAACCAGCGAAAATACTGGCTTATCTGCTATGTCTGATCTGATGAATCAGCTGCTAAACGAAACACAAAAAACGGAGGAAATACCAGAAATGAAGCAGGAAGAAATACCACAACTTACCAACAAGCAGGAAAGAGCAATGCTACTCTCCAAAGCCCTTTACGGGTCTTTTGGAGAGCAGCGATCAAACGAAATACAGGACGATTACAAGTTTGTTGAACAAGACGAGCAAAAGGTCTGTATTCAAACCAAAGAAATGCGCTTGAACGACATTGAAAAAGCTAAAATTCGAAAATGTATCCAGTCTGTTTACGGCGAAGATGTAACGATAGCAATGCAGCTTATTGAAGCAAAACCACAGGTGCAGGAAGTGGTAGAAACCATGCCATCCCACCAGAGGCAAAGCTTCCAAACTTTCAAGTCCGCTATTCCTGATACAAGATTAATCACTTTGCTAACAAATCCCTTGGTAAAATCTACTGAAAACTCTAGGGGAATCATCATCGAAGCTGCGCCGTTCTTTATCGATCAGCTAACAGAAGCTGGTAACATAGCAGTCCTTGAGGATGCTGTGGTTAAAACTAGAATAACTTTAGAACTGAACTACAAAGGAACAAGCAGTGAATATGCTAACAATACCAAAAAGCCAATTGTTCTAACCCCTGAGAAGATCCTTAAGGATAGGGAATGGCTAGAAAATCATAGGAAATCATTGCAGGAGAAAAATAATGGAATTTAAAGAAGCCTACAAAGAAGGACTAAAAACTGGGAAAACTATAACCAATGGTAGCTATACATTAAAAATAACTAAAGAAGGATTACAAGCTACCGATGTAATGGGATGGAATACCCCACCATCGATAATTGAAATATTTTTAAATAGTTTTGAAGATAACTGGGAAATAGCAATGGAGGAGTAAATGAGTGAATTAGAAGATATAAAATACATGGCAATTTGCAATTTAAGAGAAGCGATTAAAAATGACGTAGAAGAATATAATCTATTCCGTCAAACTCCTTATATTGCAAGTGATAAATTTGATTTTTATCGTCAGTATCTATTAAAACAAATAGAACAAAATATTGAAGAATTAAAAGAATTAGTGGAGGAAAATAATGAGTAAATGGAACAACTTTAACGATGCAGAAGAGCAAATGTCATACGAATTAATACCACATAAAACCATAGCAAAAGTCCGCTTGCTGATAAAAAAAGGTAATCACATAACAGAAGAATTTACTGACGGATGGGCTACCTTAAGTAAAGCAGGAACTAGTATATATCTTGCATGTGAATTTGTAGTTTTAAGTGGAGAATTCGAACATAGGAAAGTATGGGGTAATATTGGCTTACATAGCGATAATTCACCAAAATTTGCCGATATTGGTAGAAGCATGATTAAAGCTATTCTTAACTCCGCTCATGGCTTGCATCCAGCAGACAAATCACCAGAAGCAGAAAAAATGAGAACGATTAAAAGCTTTGCCGATCTTCACGGCCTAGCTTGTCTTGCAGAAATTACTATCAACGATAAAGGCGATCAACCACGTAATGAAATAAAAACTTTTATTACTCCAGCTGGTTCTATCTATAATGATTTTATGGATGAGAAAAGTGGCAAATTTGCAATAGATTATAATGTTGGAAATAATAAGCAAATTGAGGAATCTTTTGCTTCTGATGAGCTACCTTTTTAATATTGCATATATGTAACAAAAATTGTAAAATGTTAATAAATTAATAATAAATATGACTTTAATAGATTACGTAAAACTAAGACATATAACAAAAATACAAGAGTTAATTGCTCAAGGCGTGGATTTAAACGTGCAAGATGAATATGGTTACACGGCTCTTATGTGGGCAGTAAATCATAGTCAACTGGATATAGTAAAATTACTACTAGATGCTGGAGCAGATAAAACTATAATTGATAATGATAAACATGATTGTTTATTCTGGGCAAATTATTATGGCCAAAAACAGATTATAAAACTTTTCAGTAAAGAACCCGCAATTAAAGAGAAAAAAGGTAAATAAATATGGCATTCCCATCAAATATACAAACAAAAATTAATGAATTATTAACTCTTCTTGTACAAGCAGGAGATAGTGTTAATCTGGATTTATTACTCGCTAATAATTTTATGCCTGACGATCCTAATAAACCTGACTTAATCACTGAAGCAGCAGGTATTGGAGATACTGGAGATGATAGAGATCAAGTCCTTGCAGTACTACTTAGAAATGGAGTCAAGTAATGGGAACTTTTATTGTTATCAATGCAGTAATGATTGTACTTCTGATTGCATTATTTGGCATTATAACTATTCGTGAGTTAATGAGATAGCCATTAAATAAAAAGGGATGAAATGGCCAAAGCAAATAAAACAAGTTTTAAAAAGGGACAAGTGGCAAATCCTAATGGAAGACCAAAGGGAGCTATGAGCGAATATCGTAAAAAGTTCATAGAGATGGGAAGACTTGCCGCTAATGATGCCTCAAAAGTATATGATGAAATTCGTGCTTGTATGGAAAGAGGCGAATCATGGGCTTATCAGTTGTACGTTAAAGACCTTATACCTAAAAAAGCTTTTCAACCTGTCGTCCAAGTGAAGACAGAAGAAGGAAAAACTAGACTAGAAACTGTAACCGCTGCTCTTTCTGGTTTTACTGAGCTAACACATGAGGAAGCTATGGAGGAAATTAAGGCGTTTAAAAACGCTGAAGAGAAAGAAGAGTTAAAGGATCAAGGGACATCTGTACTTAATTTATTAGACGGCGACAAGATAGATTTAATTTACGAATGGTTAGAGGAGGCAAAACAAAAAAAGGTTGAAAACTAGGAGTAGATAAATTATATTTGCAATTGCAAGCTTATTGCTCTGTATTATTTATTGTTGTTATCTCAAAAGAAAGGACGGATTCACTCCCCGTCTTTTTTTATGCCTAAAATGTAAAAAAAACGACCGTTTTTTGGACACATTAAAAACTACCTCTTTATAAACCTAAAAGCATCCAATAACTCATTCCAATTATCTATACTAGTTTTACCCTTATAATTTATCTTTTTTGTAGTAAATTTATCACAACTATAAAAAACTTTATAATTACCTAAAAAGTAACTAGACATTACTTTAAAAGTATAATAATATGTAATTACAACAAATTAAAGGAGTGAATAAAATGCAAAAATTTCAAAAATACACACAAAACTTAAGACATGATGATGAATTTGTTTATTCATATCAAACAAAGGTAGCTAAAATAGATTATATAAATAATACATTATACAGACTTGGTTATTGGTCTCGGACAACAAGTAAGCATATTAATTACGCAGCTAGGATGCTATGTTTGAAAGTTATAGAAATGGAGGGGTAAATTATGAACAAAAACAACTATTATCTTATGATGACAAATAAGAGATTAAGTCAGTTTAAAGTGTGGGCTAATCATGAAGACGATATTTTAAAATTTATAAATGTTTACAATAATCGCAAAGTAAATATAAGGCGTGGTAATTTGATTAAAATTGAAAATTTAAAAATATATAATAAACGTTACAATGAATATTGCCGTGCTCCAATTTATGAGATTGAAAGCGATGCTATTTATTTTAGATGGCATCAAGAAACCAAAGAAAGAACATTATACAAAAAACTTAAATAGGAGGTAACAAAATGAATAACACAAAAGTAAAAGAACTCGAAAACGAGATAGTAGATTATATTATGGATAATTGGGGTAGTAACGAAACAGAAGTAAAAATAAATTATCTAAGGTTATTAGCAACAAAATATTATGAGGCAAAAAAATGATTAAAAAATATTCTTATTACGACTTACAATGGGCAATAATTGATTTTTTGGATAGCACTAGAACTAAATATTACAATAAAGCTGGTATAACAAAGAGTTCATTGCTGGAAACTCCAGAAGTAGATGCAATGTTTGCAGCACAACATCCTACTAAAACTTTTAGTAAAGAAGAAATATTAGATAATTTTACTTGGTGGGTGGCCAAAGTACTGCATATAGTAGATGCAATTAGGATATTAAGGGAACATCCTCTTCCTCTTGATTTTCAAACTGCTGAATCTTTGTATAATAAAGGAATGACATTAAAAAGAATTAAAAGTGATAAATGCTTTAATAATACTGATTTAGCTCACAATACTTTTAGTTTAGAAGATTTAGAAGCCAATGATTGGGAGGTACTAGGATGACAATAAGTAAAGAAAGAGCAGAAGAACTAAGAGATAAATTAATTGTACAACTAGTTAATGACTTGGAAGAATTACGACATGAAATCATAGAAGAAGCAGGAAAACAAGAACCTTTAGAATATATATTTAAGTATATATCATATTTAAAAAAGGATGTAAGAGCTTGTAGAGGCAATAGAAGCGCCGATAGTTACGTATATATTGATTTCCCTTTATCTAGATGGGATTTTACAGAGGAAGAATTAAAATATTTGAAATTTTATGATGAGGATTAAATGACCAAAGAACAAAAAATCATTGTCCACGTTGAACTAGATGCAGAACTTTTGGAAAAGATAGATAGAGAGGCAGAGAAAGACTTGCGCACAAGAAAAGCACAGGTGCTTTATATTTTAAGAGAGCGTTTTAAAGATTAATTGCAGTCGTTGTAAATCTGTTATAAATTGCAATTTCGGTTTACTGTTGATTATTATAAATCGTAACAAGTAAGATACACTAGGAAAGGGAATAAACAAAAATTATTCCTTTTTCTTGCGACAACGTCTAGATATCATATAATAAAAGCACGTAGTTTTTCCTAAACTATGTATTTACGGTTAGTAAGGTGAGCAGCTTTTCAATTACCTGCTCACCTAATTTTTTAATTAGAGGAGTAAAATGTTAAAAAAAATACTTAATTTTAGTTTTATTAGCGTAATCTTTTTATCTACAACAACTTTTGCTGGTGAACAAACCACAGAAAGAAATGGTTTTTATTTTAAAGCAGATATTGGTGCTAGCAAAATGAAAAATGCTAAACAAGTTAATCAATATCGTAAAGGCAAAATTAATGTAGATCCTAATAAATCTAAATCAAAAACATCTTTGCCAATAAGTATTGCTGCTGGTTTCTATCTTAATGACTATGTAAGACATGATTTAAGTTTTGGATATCAAAAAGTAAATTTCAAACAAAGTGTTGTTGGTTGTCAATGGTATGACCGAGCTGGAAATATAATTGATAGAAATGGTAAATTTGTAGTAAATAGAAAAGCTACTATATATTCATTGATGTTTAATAGTTATCTTGATTTTCCTATAAATGATCAATTCCAAGTTTTTGCTGGTGCTGGTCTTGGTATTGCTAGAATAGATGAAAAGGGAAATTTAGAACTAACGGCATTAAATAATACAAAGACTGGGGACAAAATAAAATCAAAGAAAAAACAAAACTTTGCTTATTCCTTAACTACTGGAATATCTTATAAGATTGCTGATAATACCAATATTGAACTTTCTTATAAATGGAGTGATTACGGAAAGACTAAATTTAAAGATAAGGATGTAACTAAAAATCGTTATAGAGGCCACAGTATCTTAACTGGTATAAGATATAGTATGTAATTTTATTAAGAGGTTTTTGATTTTAAATGCCATCTAAAAAAGGTTCAAAATATTTAAACTCAAAAACTTCTGCTATCTTAGCTCAATACACTATAGAGCAAATACAGGAAATGCTTAATAGTGGAGAATTTAAATGGAATATAGCTAAGAAACTTGGTGTATATCCCGCAGCTTTCCGTGCTTTTATTAAAGAACATAATTTGACTTACACACAACCGTCCTTAAGAAAATATGGAAAACAATATCAAACTAAAAAGAAAAGATTAGAATTAATATCTCCTCCTCCTAAAATAGATGCTGATGAAGAAGCATTAGAACGTTTTAAACAAGAGTTTGCAGAAAGGAAACAAAAGAGAACGTTGGAAGAGCTTAAAACTGGCGGTTATGAATGAAATGTAAATATTGCATGCAGACTAATGTAGTAAAGCATGGATATGTCACTTTTGAACAACAGTATAAATGTAGGGATTGTAATAAATATTTTATTTCTACTTCAATAGATGATATTGACCCGCAAGAAGTACAGCGTTTATTAAGTAGTGGTGTTCATAGATATGCAATTGCTAGAGAATATGGTTGCACTAATACAGCAATAAATAGATATATAAAAAAATATAATCTAATAGAATCTAAAATAATTAAATTAAAATTTAATAACAAAAATGAGGTAGAAAAATGAGTAATATATTTGATAAAAAAATAAACATTATTAGTTTTTTAATTTTAACAGGACTTACTTATTTATTAAATTTTTGCAATAAAATATATGAATGCGCTTTAATATTTACTTGTATAATTCTAGTCACAAATTGTATTACTTTTCTATCTAATAGAAATAATAGTTTAAAACAATTATCCTTAGCCACTTTAGTAAGTTTTATTGCATTATTTAAAATGCCTTATTATATCGATGGACAAATTATTAATGGACTGGTTTTTGCTTCTTTTGTTTCTTTAATAATTTCAACTTATTGGAGTTCGTTGTTTTTTAATAATTTAAAAGAAAAATATTCTTTCCTGTTAACTAATTTCATTTCTATTTTTATTGCGGCTGTAATAGATGGTTTTGTTATGGGATTATTCTTTTTAATTAACAATAAATTTTCAATATTAAGAATTATTGATATTTTTGTTAGAGAAATATCATATAAAACTATTTATGATTTAGCTTTTTCCATTATTTTGTTTATTTCTTTTAAAATATTTACTTTAATTATAAAAACCAATAATTAACAATGGTTTTATATGATGTCTTTATATTCTCTAGAAGAAGCTAAAAAAAAAACTTTAATTGAATTGATTAATGAAGTTTATCTAAATTCCAAACCAGTATTTATTCAGTCGATTAATAAACCTAGTGCGGTTATAATAAGTTTGGATCAATTTTTTGAAATGCAACAAACTTATTTTGCTTCTTTAAAGGTATTAAAAAAATGAATGGTTTTTTATATTATTTAGGAGTTTTAGCTTTATGTTGCTTTGCGTTAATCTTTATTAAAATATTAACATAATACTAACAATTAAACGTGATAAATTTGCAACATTTACCATAATCAATGTTATGTATACAAATTTACACGTTTTTTTGTGTTATATTTTTTTTTCAATAAAAGGGGAATAAGAGGAAAATAAAACGGCTCTAAAAAAGCTAGCTTAATCTAGAGCTAAATAAAATAAATCATGTAAGCGACAGCTCTAGAGAAGTTAGGCTAGCCTAGAGCTGAATGAAATAAATTATGTAAACATAAGCATATTAAATATAATTGCTTAAGTCAAGTAGCAACTATATAATAACACCAAAAGAACCTTGCAATTTTTATAGATGTTTACTGATAAAGACATAAATACAAAACGTCAAAAAGAATTTCGTTTTTATACTCCCAATCCCAAACAAGCAAATTTCCATACTGCTGGTACTTCGGCTATTGAGCGTTTGTTCCTAGCTGGTAACAGAACAGGTAAAACCTACTGCGGTTGTATTGAGGATGCCATACATTTAACAGGAGTATATCCTAATTGGTGGGAGGGGCATAGATTCAATCATCCTATTATTGCGTGGGTGGCATCTGAAAACTATGAAATTACCCGAAACGTTTTGCAGCTTAAATTGATTGGTGGTTATTCTCAAGATGGAGGATTTACTAATGGACTTATACATCCTAGTTTAATATTAAGAAAAGCCATGCTTTCAGGAGTCAATGGAGCAGTTGACTATGTACAGATACAACATGCTAGCGGTGGTTTCTCTAGTCTTTATTTTAAATCTTACAAACAGGGGAGGGAGAAGTTTCAAGGAGCAAGATGCCACCTTATCCATCTGGACGAAGAACCTCCTAAGGATGTGTATACCGAATGCGCTATGCGTCTTGCAGATGTTGATGGAGTAGGACAAGGGCGTTTAATTCTTACAATGACGCCTTTAAAAGGCTATACAGAGATGATGTCTTACTTTTTAGAGCAAAGGGTCTCTAAAGTAAAAAAGAAAGAAATAACATCTTTAGAAGAACTACAAAACGAAGATTACGAAATAGTCCGTAGTGATCCAGAAATTACCATTAACGGAAAATATTACATTCAAGCTACTTGGGACGATAACCTGCACTTATCAGATGAAACTAAGAATCAGTTAAGAGCTACCTTAAAGCCTTATGAACTGGAAGCCAGAGAAAAAGGAATACCAAGTGTGGGATCTGGTCTTGTTTACCAAGTACAAGAAAGTGAATTCTTAATTGATCCATTCGAAATACCTAATCACTGGGCTTGTGTGTTTGGGATGGACGTAGGCTTTTTTGCGCCTACTGCTGTTGTGTTCCTCGCTCATGATAAAGATAACGATACATTCTACATTTTCAAAGAATATTCGGTTAGTGAAAAAACCGCTGCCCAGCATGCTTACAGTCTAAAACTTATGGGATGTGATTGGATAAGAGGAGTTTGCGACCCCGCTGTTAATCAAGGTTCTCAAAGAGACGGAGAGAGACTGATTGATGATTACGCAAACGCAGGTCTTAAATTAGAAAAAGGAAGATATGCCAAAGAACTTGCTGTAGATAATGTGCTAGAGCGAATAAGAACAGGGCGTTTTAAGGTGTTTAACACTTGCCGCAAATTTATGGATGAATGGCGGGGATATTCAAGAGATGACAAAGGTAAGATCATGAAAGGGCGAGACCATTTAATGAATGCTCTTGAGTTTGCAATGCTTGACGGCTTACCAATTGCTAGAACAAAAAGACAAGTGGAAATGCGCTATAGTTATAATGATAGACCGAGGAAGTTTTAGAAATGGATACAAATACACTTAGGATATTTTCTTTTTGTGGTGGCGGTACTAAGGGTTACGGCTCTAATCGTTTTATGCAAAAATTTTTGCAGGAATGGGGAATACCGCAAGCTGATTTCTGGAAATATGCAGACGTTATGTGTGGAACAAGTATTGGAGCAATACTTGCTTCTGGTTATTCTTTTGGCAAAACTCCTGATTATATGGAAAGCTTTTTTTTAAATGATGCCAAACGTGTATTTACTATCAGGACAGCGGCAGATGTAGCTTCTGGTAGCCATAACGCAAGCGAGGATTCAAATAGACCAAACCTAGCTCAAAAGGCTTTTATGTTTGCCAGTAATGATTCATTTTACCAATCAGCTTATGAAGATTCAAATTATGGAAGTAATAAATTACAGGAAATACTTGTTAATAATTTTGGCACAAATACTTTAGCTAATTTAAAAACTCCTATCGTTATTCCTTCTTTTGAAGAAGATACTAGCAAATACGTTGTATTTTCTAATTTTAATGATCCTGCATATTTTATCGGAAATACTGAAACTATAGTCAATGTCTGTAGGGCTTCTTCTGCTGCCCCTGTTTATTTACCAGCTCATAATTTCAATGGACATTATTATAGCGATGGAGGAGTTTATGCTAATGATGCAATACTAGCGGCAATTAATGTAGGTTTAAGTGTAAAACCTCACGCTACTAGAATTGTTATAATAGATGTTGGCACTGGTATAGGAAATATGAGCTTTGATGGGAGTGGTGGAGCATCAACAGATTTAGAACATTCTGCTGTTAGAGCTGTAAAAATTATGAACGTTGCAATGACTGGGGCGGAAGAGTGGAGTAGGTATTATTTAGATTATTTAAGTAATAGGCTTGCTCGTGATGTATATTTTTATAAGTTTCAACCTAAATTTCCAGAAGATTTTCCTAATGAGCTTGATAATAGCACGCCTGCTTGGTTTAGTACGCTCGCTAATTTGATTGATACTCATTATGCAAATGAAAGTGATAAAATCTCAAGTATATTAGCTCATTTAACAGCATGAAGTACGAACGTTTATATAATTTTATCTCGCCTGTAACTGGTAAATTACCGATAGATAGAGGTTATATATTACTTGGTGATAAAAACGGACGATCTTTTACATCACCAGTTCTAATTGACGTACGCCAAGATATAATTGATTTAAAAAGAAAAATAGGGAATTTTGAAGAATTAAAAAAACTAGACCATAACCGAATATGGATAGGTGATTATGATAATGAACCTGTAGCACAACTTAATATTGGAGTTATTAATTTACCACCTTTAGCTGAGGCGGTATTTCCAAACCCTATAAGTCCTATTACTGGCGATTTTAGAATCCCAAATCCTACATTTGATTATTTATCTGCTTTTGATTGGGTAATGTCTGGTCCATTTTTACCTCAAATATACGCTACTAAATATGATACGTTCGGAAATCCAATAGGAACTGATATCTCTTCATCTTTAGCGATGACACAGGTAAGAGCAGCACAAATAATGAAGCGGTTTGATAATGCCAATTTTATAGTAGGAAGTTCTACAGTAGAATTTACATGGGAAAATCCTAAAATGTATCTTATTCCAGAACCATTAAAGCAACTATATGGACTTGGAACAACATATACTTTTACTAAAGCGCAGTCTCTTGGAAATTTACAGACAGGACTTCTAAAAAATACAGTTAATAATGGAACTGGTACTTTATCAACTGCTATTAGCGGAAAGGATTATGTAGATATAGCTGCTCCACTACAAGCAAACATGCAACTTGCTCTTATTAGACCAGAGTTAATACAAGATGGGACAGATGTTGCAAAATTACTTTCAAGAGTGGAAAGATTACCTGTTGCTAACATGTATTTAACTACAGGCAAATATTGGAAAGGCGGAGTAAATAATATTCCTATTGAGGTTGATCTTCCAACTTATGCTCCAAAAGATGCTAAATACGTTCTTAATGTTTCTAATGATAATTTACCTAATGCACAGAATTTATCTGCACTTGGTGCAGGTATTCTTAAGATAGCAAATTTTGCAAATGGAATAATTAGTATAGCATCTGGAGGTAAAAACCCTTTAAATGATGACTATGTAAGACCTGTAGACCTCGATGAAGAAATTACGTCTAGAATAGAAGCAGATACAGCTATAGAGGGAACTATAGCAGCTTTAGAAGCAGAAATACAAGCTGAAATTGCAGCTTTAGCAGGATTTGCAACATTTGGAGCTTTAACTCAATTATTAATAGATGTAGGATTAGTAGCTGGTGGTACTGAATATGGAAAATATATAAAAGGCCAGACCTTAAATGTTGGTAATAGTTGGAAAGCTACTGATATTAACGATGAGGCACATAACGCAGTAGGTAATCTTAAAATCCGTTATCCATCAGGATATAGTTCCGATGATCGCGGTCATGGTACATTATGGTTTGATTCTCATGGGAGAGATGGTAACCATGCGGCAGAACCTGGACTACGTATTTTTTCTTGGGATAGTGGAGCTGATAGCTTGGGTTTTGATGCTCCTATAGCCCCAGTTCATTTTGGAATATTTGGTTATCAAAATAAGTATAATATTTCACCAATTCCTAATCCTACTCCTGTATATAAAGGTTTTATATTTAGATCAGAATTTCATAACGAGTCTAGTAGTGATGATTATTACAGGTTTCCTAAGAATTTTGGTCTTTATGATGTAAAAAAAACCATAAGTACATTTTTTACTCAAAGATGGGGGTGGGATTATAGAGATGCAATATTTGAGTACGATTACAATAATTTTACATTTTATAAAAAAGTAGTTTCTAAAGAATATACTAAATTTGAAAAAGAAGTAGATTTTGAAAAAAATGTTAGATTTTTGGGTACTGGAGCAGTAAAAATTCCAGTAGGTAGTAATGTACAAAGACCTAGTATTGCAGAGATAGGTATGGTAAGATACAATACGGAAATTTAAATAACCTTGCGAGTATTTTATGGCACAGTTACCTTTGCCTGTTGGTAAACAGGAATTTCATGATGGCACAGATTGGTTTGCCCTTGCTTCTGAAAATTGGGTTTTAAACACTATTAAACTTGTTTCTCCTTGTTTGGTTGCAACGACTAGCAATTTAACAGCTACTTATTCTAATGGAACAAGTGGAGTGGGTGCAACTCTTACCAATTCAGGGACACAAGCAGCTTTGACTCTTGACGGTATAACCCTTGCTGCGGGTAACAGGGTTCTAGTTAAAGATCAAACAACTGCATTACAAAATGGTATATATACAGTAACAAATATAGGCTCTAGCAGTACTAACTGGATATTAACAAGAGCTACTGATTATGATGTTATAGCTCAAACTGTTAGAGGTGATATTATAAATGTTATTAGCGGGACTGTTAATAGTTCTAGTTTATGGATGCTTACTTCTAGTATAACTACAATTGGAACTGATAGCTTTACTTTTGCATCAACAGATCGTAATTCTTTTACTTCAATACTTGGTACTACTAATCAAATTACTGTTAGTGTAACAAATGGAGTTGCAACAATAAGTATAGCTAATGATCCAGTAATTCCAGGCACAGGTTCAATCACTATACCTAAAGGAACAACTGCACAACGCCCAGCGTCTCCAGCAGCAGGAATGTTTAGATTAAATACAAGTTTATAAAGGATATATGGCAGCTTTAGAGTTTTTTGATGGAGTAAATTGGGTAGTTATTGGTGGTAATAGCACTGGGGGAATAAATTTAGCTGGGGATGTTATAGGAAATGGCCTTACAAATCAAGTTACACAAACTACTTTTAATGTAACCAGAGATTTTGATGTTACTAACCATAAAATTGTCAATGTAGCTAATCCAACATTGTTTAACGATGCTACTAATAAAAGCTATGTTGATAATAAAACTTGGAGCGCATCTCAAATCACTGATTTTGATACTTATGTACAAACAAATAAACTTAACGAAATATCACCTCCAAATAATTCTTTAAATCTTAATTCACAAAAAATAATTAATTTAAAAGCTCCTGAATCTGCGAATGATGCGGTTAATTATAAATTTATGTTTGATTTATTACAGGATGAAACAGTAGTAGTATGGCAGCAAGCAGTATAGTAGTAAATTCAATAACTCCTAATTTATATATTTTAGGTGATAATCAGAAAATCTTTTTTTCTGATCCTATAAATAATTTTTCATTTATAAATAACTTTACCCCGCTTTCAAATGTTCCCACTACATTAAAAATAGGAATTTTTAATGTATTTAACAATGGATATGTTTTTGAACACAATACATCGACGATTGATAATTTTGGTCCTTTAAAATTAAAAAGTGTTTTTAATAATAATACAGTAGATTTATTATCTATTGATAATAACATTTTTACCTTTAATATTCCTGTTATTGTACCTACCCCTACTTTAAATAATCATGCCGCAACTAAATCTTACATAGATAATAAAACTTGGACAGTATCCCAAATTACAAATTTCAATAGTTCAGTTGTAGCTTTTAGACTAGATCAATTTGCAATACCTACAGCTAATATTAATTTAAATGGAAATAAAATAATTGGTTTAGGTACTCCAACTTTGACTACTGATGCTGCAACTAAAGGATATGTTGATTCTTCAATTGGATCAATATCAATGTCTATTACTTTACAAGGCGATGTTACTGGTTCTGGTAATACTGGTTCTAATATAACTACAACTTTAAATAAAAGACTTGATCAAATTAATTTGCCTACAACATCTTTAAATTTAAACTCACAAAAGATAATAAATCTTGCAACACCAACTTTAACTACTGATGCTACTAATAAAAGTTATGTTGATGGGAAGACTTGGATAGCTTCACAAATCACTGATTTTGATACCCAAGTAAGATTAAGTAGACTTGATCAAATGGCATCGCCCATTACTTCTTTAAATGCTAATTCTCAGAAAATAATTAATTTAGCTGCACCAACACTTTCAACTGATGCTGTAAATAAAAATTATGCGGACACTTCTACTATAGCACCATCAAGAATTACTGGTTACCCAAGTAGTACTACTGTGTTTTTAAGAGGAGATGGAACTTGGGCAGCTGGTAATAGCGGTACAGTTACATCAGTTGGTATAAGCGGGAGTACTGGTCTTAGTGTTTCAGGTTCACCTATTACAGCAAGCGGGACTATTAATTTAAGTTTAACGACTGAATTGCAAACATTATCTTCTTTAACTGCAACAGGTATACTTAGTAGAAATGCTTCTGGCACTTATTCTGGCAGAACTATTACAGCTAGTACAGGAATTTCTATATCTAATGGTGATGGTATATTAGGTAATCCTGTAATTTCAATATCTACTATTCCAATAAGTAATTTAAATGGTTATCCTAGTAATTCTAGTTTGTTCTTACGCGGGGATGGTAATTGGTCTGGAATACCAACAATTGATATAAATAATGGTACTTCAGGGCAATTAAGTATAGGTAGACTAAGTGGTTACCCTGCTAATTCTTCTTTTGTATTACTTGGCAACGGGTCTTGGGGATATCCAAATTATGTTCCTATTTCTAGTTTAGCTGGCTACCCAGGTAATTCTAGTTATTTTTTACGTGGCGATGGACAGTGGACAACAACTGGAGGTGGTAGTACCAGTTTATCTAGTTATTCAATAAATGTTAATACTGATGGTGGTAATACAAACTGGCTAAGAAGAGGTACAGCAACTGTTAGTGGTATTACAATATATGGAATGGGGAGTAGTGGTTTTATTATTGAAAATAATAATGCTGAATCATCTGGTATTGCTTTTGAGGGAATAAATGATAATTGTACAATATGGACTCCAGGAGATAGTGGGTCATTTTTAAATATACAAGACGAAGATTCTGATAATTCCAGAGCTGCTTATGTTGCAACAAATGGTGCTTGGACACAGGTCAGTTCTCAAAAAAGAAAGCATAACATTAAAATAAAAAATAATAACAATGTATTAGACAGATTTTTAAAGTTATCTGTCAAAAGTTATGGTTATAAATATGAAATAAAAGATAATTACAAAGAAAAAAAGAAAAAAAGAATTGAAAAAAAATCTAATAAAATGTCTACTGGATTGATTTTAGAAGAATTATTTGCAATTTTCCCTAATTGTATTCCTGATTACTACAATAAACTCTTTGAAGATAAAAGAAACAAAGAGTTAATACTAGAAGAAGAAATAAAAAATCCAGAAAATAGCGGAATAGATTACAATACTCTAATGTGTTATTTTATTATGGCTTTCCAAGAATATGTCAACAAAACTGATAAATTAATCCTAGAATTACAAAACAAGGTAAATAATAAAAAAGTATAATGGCAGATACATATTTAACCCCTGCTCATATTAATCCAAAAATTGATGTATTTGGCACTAGTCAACATTTTAATTTTTACGAACAGTTTAATTCTTTTGTTTTTTTTAATAAGTTTACACCTACTTCATTATTAAATACTTCAATAAATATTGATTTTAAAAATAGTAGTTTTGGCGGTTTTAGATTTAAATATACTAAAGATTATCTTAGTTCTGTCGGTAATTTTAGTTTTAATTATTTTCTAGATAATGATTATGTTGGTATTCCTTTATTTACCGCTAATGAAAATGGTATTTTTTTTAATATCAATGCAAAAGGTAATACTCCGTTATTAAATAACGATTTTGTTATTAAATCTTATGTAGATAATAAAGTTTTTGATCTAACTAACAATACTTCTGGAGAATTAAGTGTATCTAGATTAACAGGTTACCCTGCTAATTCTAGTTTCTTTTTAAGAGGAGACGGGCAGTGGGCTAACATAAATATTAATTCTAATACAACGGGACAATTAAATATATCTCGATTAAATGGTTATCCAAGTAATTCAGGATTATTTCTAAGAGGCGATGGTACTTGGAATTCAATACCAATAATTGATATTAACAATGGTACTAATAATCAATTAAATATATCCCGATTAAGCGGCTATCCTTCTAACTCTAGCTTCTTCTTAAGAGGAGACGGGCAGTGGGCAACTATTCCTATGTCTTTAATTGATATAAACAGTGGTACTACAGGTCAATTGAATATTGGTAGACTAAGCGGTTATCCTGCTAATTCTAATTTATATTTAAGGGGAGACGGGCAGTGGGCTAATGCAGTCACTCAATTCCCAGTGACAGTTACTACTTCTAATTCTTCTTTAGAAGTTATTACTACATATAATTCTAACCCATCTGCTTATGGTACTGGTATTGGATTTTATAATCAGAATAATAATGGTATTATGTTTGGGGTTAACAATTCAACTTCAGAGGGTTATGTTTGGGCAACTAATAATATCAGCTTAAAATTTGCAACAAATAATATTCTTAGAATGCAAATATACACTAATGGTACCATTGACTGTTTTTCAAATAATTTAAATACAACAGGGGCAATTACAGGTCAAAATATTTACAGTAACAGTGCTATAGATGCACCTAATATTTATGCAAGTAATAGTTTTATAGGCAACAACTGGTCTTCCTATACCTTGCCTTACATTTATATTAATAGCCCTGTAAATAATTTAACTTTATATAGTGATTTAAAATTAAATGGAAATAGAATTACAGACTCTAATGGATTACATAAAATGTCTTTTGTTGGAGGAACTTTAGAGGTATCAAGCGGTATAACTACAGGTCGTTATTATTCTTATGGATGGCTAAATAGTTCGGGTGGCACTGGTGCAGCATCAGGGACTAATTTTTATAGTATAGTATGTCAAGATAGAATAGCTGCCTCAGAATTTAATGCTATATCTTCTAAAAAAATAAAAAAAATTATTCCTAACTTAGATATTCAAGATTTAAAGCAAAAGTTTTTAAATATTAATTTTTGTCAATATAATTATATAGATGAATCAGATGGCAAAGGAAATCATTATGGAGTTATTGCAGAAGACTTAAGTTTAATATTTCCTCAATTTGTTGATCTAGAAAAAGAAAGATATATCCCAAATTGTATAGATGAACATGGAAGAATGATGAAAATTTGTTTTAAAGGTAAAGAAAAAGATATTTATAAGTTTTCTCATAAACTAGATTTAAATAAAATAGATAAAGAAGCAAAATACATTAGGTTATTTATCAATGGTTTATTTTATAAAGCGTTAATAAATAATATAACTACAAAAAAACTTTATGTTTCTTTTGAAAATAATGATAAAATGGCAGTAGATAATTATTTCAAAAATAATAAGGTTATTTATGCCTATGGTACTTATGAAAAATGTCCTACGGTTGAAAAGAATAAATTATTTGAAATAGGATTAATCTTATTACAAGAAACATTAAAAAAAATTAATTAAAATCATGAGTAAAACGAATATAACAGCGATTGAACCTACACCTCCTCAAATAAAACCTATTAATGCAGAAGCGGTAAATTATCTTAGTTGGTTTATGGCAGATGCTAATAATTTAAGGCACTGGTCATCTCAATTATTTAGCAATAATGTTGATACAAGTAATCCATATATGCTTGAATTAAAAGAATCAGCTTTGAAAACGATAACAGAATTAGAAGACGATTTAATCAAAATTAAAGATTTTTTAGCGACTTATGTTCCATCAAATAATAATTGATTAAAAAAATAATTAATTTATAATAACTTTTAAAATTAACCTTGCGAGTAAATCTATGAATGAAAATCAAAATCCAATAGAGATTATCCAAATTCTTCCTAAATATGTTCAAGCTTTATATAGCGATGGTGCGCTTTATTTCTCGGGTGAGGCAACTATTGCAACTGAAAGCAGAAAAGCTACTCTTTTAAATGATATTAATCTTATTAAAGAACAAATAGCAATTTTAGAAAAAATAATAGGTTAATCTTATGGAGAACACAAGTTTAAAGGAGTTCGGTCCAAATTTAAAGGATTTTGCCTTAATGTGTGAATGCTCTGAAAAAGTTGCCAGTTTTGGTATTTTAGCAGATTTCTTAAAAAGAGCGGTAATGGATTACTACTCTTACAAAAGTAAAGGGATAGAAATGCCAATAGAAGAAAAGGAAATCTTAGAACAAAAATACGATAAGTTGCAGGATTTTCTTAAAGAAATAGTATGAACTTTATCAGACCTATAAGACTACTATTTAATAATTTAAGTGATTCTAAGACTGCTCTTTTTAGTTCTGAGGGCAATGTAGTTATTAAGTCAATTAGATGTTGTAATAGGAGTGGTCGGAATATAAGGCTTAATTTGCAAGTAATAGCTCTTTTGGAAAGTCCAATACAAGAAGCATTTATTGCTGAAAATTTGTTAATACTTCCTAATCAAACAACTGATTTACTTGCTATTATTTACGGCGGAGCTTCTGAAGTTGTAGAACATAGGCTTTTTGACGGCGATAGTTTAATTTGTTATTCTGATGGATATGATGATAAATTTGATTGTATTATCACTGGATATGAAGAAGTAGAATCTATTACTTAAAACTAAATAAGAACCTTGCGCACATGATAAATTTAACCCCAGCTAAGGCAAAAGTACTACAGGAATTAAAAGATTATTTTTATTATTCTGCTGATTCAGAAATACGTAAGAAATGGCGTTTACAATATGATGAAAACCTTAAATTCTATTATGGAGATCAATGGAATGAGGAATTGAAGCGGGAATTTGCAGACGTTGGAGCTATGCCCTTTGTTGTCAATAGAATAGAGCCTATAGTTACAACTTATACATCCTTGCAGATAGCCGCAAGAAAAAGGATAGCTTATAAAGCTACTACATCTTTATCAAAACATGATTTGCTAGCTGAATACTTAAATAACATGCTCTATGTTATTCAGGCGCAAAATGATTTTCAAAATAAATCTACTCAGAAATATACCGATGCTTTAATAGGAGGTCTTGGATGGTCTCATTTTGGTTATGAGCCAGATTGCACAACAACTTTCTTTTATGATTATGTAGACCCACGAGAAGTTTATTTTGATCCAGACGACCAAACTGCTCGCATGGAAGATTCCCAGTTTGTTTGCCGCAGTTATTTTGTTAACGGAACAAAATTAAAAAAACGCTATCCTAAATATACCGAATATTTTGATAATTTAATTGGCAAACCTGCTAATACTAATTCTACAGGAGAATTTGCAAGTGGTGGAGCGGGAGCAATTAGAGATGATTATATCCCTTATTCTGATTTAAATCATGGGGACGGGTTGGAAGAATTATGGGTACTTGGTAGGTCAGCACGTATTGTTGAAGTATACTATAAAAAGAACGTCAAATACTATGAGGCAATAGTTGCTTTTCCTCCAGAGACTCCTGACGGAGTTGTAACCGAGCAATACTTCTCTACCTTTGATAAAGAAATAGCGGAGAGTAGGAAAGTAAAAGGTTCTAGTTTAAAAGAGCTAGAGGGAACACAAATCTGGAAAGGTGTATTTTGTGCTGATGTGTTATTGGAACATGGAGCTATTGACGGACAGATACCTAATCAAAAACATTTTCCATTAATACCTTTATGTTTGAAAAGAAACTATTTGAGTATTCCTTACGGCGTAGTTGATGGACTTATTCCTCTTTCTACATGTTTAAATTATGTGTGGACTAAAACCATTCATGGTCTTAATTCAAAATACTTAATTATTGATGAGGATAATGTAAACCTAGAGAAAATGAGACCAATATTACGGGGAGAACTTAATAGACGTGATGGGATGATTTTCACTAAAAACCCTCATCAAGTACAGTTAATCAATTCTGAAACATTATTGCCGTTTTTAGAGAGAACGTTAACTAGAATTGATTTAGAGTTTGAACAAAGAACCCAGTTATTTGATGAACTAAAAGGAGAGCAGACTAACGCAGTAAGTGGTGTTGCTATTCAAGCAAGAGCCGTCAATGCCGCAAGAACTCAAAACCCTTTGCATGCAACTTATGAACACATGTTATTTTCTGAGGGGCAATTAATCCTTGATACGATCAGAGGCATTAAAAATCTACAATATGCATTTAATTACTACAAAGATAATAAATTTAATCAAGGATATTTAAGTGATGAAATATCAACTATTAACTTTGAAATCTTTGCTGATTTTACTCCAAACTTTGCAACAAGCCACGAAGAAGAAGCAGCAAAATTTGAGGCTCTACTTAATAGCCCTAATCCTGCATTTATTCTATCAGAGCCGCTTTTCTTAAAGAAATTAGGTTTTACTGAATCAGATAGCTACGCCTTAAATGAAGCATTTATAAAAATGATGCAGGGGCAAGGAAATCAAACAGAAGGGGAAATTAAGGAAGAAATCCCTAATAATCAACAAAATGTGAGATAGATATATGAGTGAAAACTTAAATAAAAATAATGTAGACGATGCTTTTGCTAAAATCTTTTTAGGAGAGGTTAATATTGCAGAGAACAAACATAGTGAAATTAAATCACAACCAATAGAAATAGAAGAACCAAAAAAGATAGAGGTCAAAGATGAGCAAGAACAAGAAGACATCCAAGAAGAGCCAAAAACAACCGAAAAATCAGAAGAACAGCAAAAAGAACTGTTAAAAGCCGATTTAAAGGTTGAATATGAATCATTAAAAAAGCAATTAAATGATGCGAAATCTTGGGGACATAAGAAAAATGCTGCTTATATTAATGCTAAAAAGAAAATAACTGATTTCTTGTCTAAATTACAGGAAGATTCGCTTATAAATGAAGATGAAGCAAGTATTGCTCTTAAAGCCTTTGATGAACAGATAAGCGAAGAAGAGCCACAAAGTAATGACAAAGGTAATTCTTATGCTCAGCTAAAGGCCAATCTTGATAAGGAATTTAATATATTTAAAAAATATAATAAAACTTCGGAGTTAGACGAAAAATACCAAGCTTTTTTTGGATTTTTTCCCTTACTACCTGCTGATGAACAAGAAAAAATAGTCAATTATATTACTAGTGAAAGTCCAGAAGTGGTAATTGATCATATAATTACTACTGGTTCAGAGATTTACGAAACAGTTTATAAAGGTGCTACAAAAAGCGGTGGTATTATTCCATTTATAAAATCCTTACATGCTAAAATAGAAAAGCTAGAAAAGCGTAATAAGGAACTAGAGAGCGAAGTTGACACCACCGAGGGAATAGTGCATAATAGGTCAATAAATTCTAAAGTTTCTAACCTTGCGAGTACGAAACAAACTAAAAGCTTTGCTGATATTTGGCAAAATTAGAGACAATGGCATTTCTTCAAAGGAAGAGAGGCATTTTATTAATTAATAATGGAGGCGGCCTTAGCCTTACCTGCTAATCATTAATAGTAATTTCTCCCTCATAACTTCGCTTTAAAAGATTTCTCCCGTTCTTGGAATTTAATTAATAAAATTTTAGGTTT